GTCGATTTCTCAACTTGGATAAGGTCGAATAAGTCGCGATTAGATGCATCGTATGTTGATCGGCGCAATTCCAATAACTGCGACTCGGTCATCGTCAAATTATTATATTCGTCTTGCAATGATTTACGCTGATCACTGATTGACTTAGCCAATGCAGCCGCCTCAGTATCGGCTTGATTCTTGGCTTTCAATGCGACGATCTGATCGTAAATGCCAACGTTACTTTGGTCTATTGCGAAGCGTTGCGCAAATAATCTCTGTTCATTGGTCATCGTCAAATCGTTTAACTCTGACATCAATGCAAACCGCTGATCATCGATTGATTTTTGAATCAATGAGAACTGCTGATCTGTTGCGATTTTTTCCTTCGATGTTTGAATCAAATCGAACAATGCCTTATTTGATTCGTTAAGGCTACCGCGCTGCAACTCCAATAACTGCGAAGATGTGAGCGTAAGTTGGTTATATTCGTTTTGCAATGTGTTTCGTTCGGCGGCGATGCCTTGCGCTTGTGCCGATGCCTGCGCTTCCGCTTCTGATTTATCCTTCACCGCTTTTATGCTATCAGCCAATGCGCGGTTTGATTCGTCTAAACCGTTTTTGTACAGCTCATAAAGCTGTGTGCTTGTCATCGTCAGTTGATTATATTCATCCTGCAACTGCTTGCGCTCATCGGCAATAACTTGAGCCTTGCGCAATGCTTCGGAATTATCCTCAATCGCTTTCGTTGACTCTTTTACGTAATCAGCTACCGCCTTGAATTGAGGTGCGATAGCAATCAGTTCAGCATACATCTTGGCTTCTGATTCCGTCGTCAAATCCAAGCCTTGAACCAACTTCTTAAACTCATCGATTGTATCAACTGAGGATTGACCTAACCGAGCCATTGTCTCTGTAACCAAGTCCATGCTTGGCTTGATCTTTTCCTCTGCGTTTAGGAAATTCTCAACAAAGTATTGAGTGCCACTTGAGAGTTTTTCAATACCTCCCGAAAGTTCCGCTAATCTATCCGCCGCATTGGCACCTTCAAGCGATTTAGCGAACTTCGCAAAGCCAGCCTCGCCCATGACATCATTAACTGATAGCAAGCTACCAGCCAAACGCGCCATTGTCGTTGATGCAGATTCGCCTTCCTTTGCGAACATTGTCATATTTGGGATAAGGTCGGATGCAATTGAATTTGCAATTCCTTCAAATACTTTTGCGATGGCTGTGTTAGTCTCTTCCTGAGTTTTACCAATCGTCAAGTTAAGCGCGTCTTTTCGTGATGCGATAGATTCAGCATTAAGCCCCAACGCCTTCGCAAACTCTGCTGTCGCTGTTTTTACATCGGCATACGTTGAGTTTAAAACTTGTAATAGTTGCTTATCGCCAGCAAGATTCGCTGTGTCTGTATATGATTTTCCGTCGGCCGTAGTAGCAACTGAATTAGTCAACCCATACGACCATGTGCCGGAACGATCCGATCTAAACAGCCCTCCTGATTGCGTCCATGCCTGATTTCGCATCAAGTCGTTAGTGCCGAGATTCCCCGTTACAGTCTGCCCACCCATTTGTTTATCAGCCATGCCGAACAGTCGCGCACCAACACCGCTACCGATTAGCGTTGAGAACGTGCTATTCATTCCGCCAATCTTGTAGTCGCCAGCAATAGAACGACCTAGGCTGTACATCGCCATAGCGATACCTGCGCTTGACGTGATACTCTTGATCATTGATGCCGCGCCACCTGCACTAGTAGAACCGCCGCCGAACATTGACATGATCGAACTCAGCCCACCGCCGCCGCTAGCGCCCTCTGTCTTTGAGCCGCCGCTTATAAAGCCCATGCCGGCATCCATAACCGCTTGGACAGAGACTTTAAGCACGTTTGTTTTCAGCATGTTTTTCAGACTGTCAATAAACGATTGCCCAAAGCCTTTGCCAGCTTCAAATCCACGGTACAGTGAATCGCTCAAACCGTTATAAATCTCACCGTAAAACTTCGTCCACTCGCCTTGTTGGGCTCGTAGTTGTGCAGTTGACTTGTCGATATTGGCTTGAGTCTTGGCTTTGTCTATGAGTATATTTTTATCGCCTTGGCTAGTTTTTAAATTCTCAATCTCAAGCAAATCTCGGTTTAATTTAAGCTCAATCTTCTTTTGCTCAATCAACGTATTTCGTTCAACAGCAGACATACCAAGCAAGTCGATTTCCATTTGCGCGAGAGTGTTGGTATCTTCCATACGTTGCGCATGGTCGTCCAATGACTTGTTAAATGCGAGGTATGTTTTTGCTTGATCGTTGATACCGTCGATAATGGTCTTGGTAACGTCTTTTGTGCGTGCAATTTGATCTTTGGCAAATTGCGCCATGTCACGGTCTAAATCTTTACGCAAATCTAATTCAGCTTTTAAATACTGCTTAATTTGCGCATTGGCTACTGTGTCTGAATTGTAATGAGCCTTCTTCTTTTCAGCGTAGCTTTCAGTAACCTTTGCTATTTGCTTTTGGATTTCTATTTCTGTTTTTCCCGCAGCAATACCAACGGCGCGGACTTGTTCAATATCACGCTTGAGCTTTTCCTCTTTCTCAAGAAATTTATCATTGATTCCAGCCCATTTAATGCCAGCTTGAACCGCTGCATTTTTCTTTTGTTCTGCTACTGCTTCGTCTTGCTTTCCTTTGATCTTATCGCGGATTTGGTTAATCTCTATCTTGTTTTGCTCAAGTTGTTTTGCGACACGTTCAGCCGCGCCTTTGTTCAAGAATGAATTATCCCCTTGCAATTGCTTCTGTGATTTCTCAAGCTCATCACGCACTTTAAATAGCTTGGCGATCTGTTGATCCATGCTTGGGTCATCAAACATCGTCATTACAGCAGAGAACGCGCCAGAAGTGGCGTTCTTGATTCTAATCCATCCACGCTCCCAATCAGTAAGTGTAGATTGTACTTTATCAGATTGAGACAGTAGAGCATCAGCATAGGCACTCTGAGCCACCCTAGCAGCATCAGCTACTCGGCCTTGATCTTCGTAAGCCTTGATCTGATTGTAAATTTCAATCGTCAGGAAATTATACTTTTCGTTTAGTTTTTCGACTGCCGACGTAGGATTTTTCCCCAGGTCTGCAAACTCTTTAGCAGTATCGGCAACCGCAGTACCGAGGAACTCTTGAGATCGAATAGCTGCGAATGATGCACGCTCGATCATGTCGTTAGCTACTTTCCCAGATGACACAAGCGCATTCAAAGTTTCGTTTGCAACTGAGCGTGATGTCACACCAAGATCAACGTATGTCGCGGATAAAGTGCGAAGCGAATTTACCGTTTCGCCAGATGCTGAATTTGTCTGAATGAGAGACTTTGCAAACTCTTTAGCTTCCGAACCAGACTTTGCGTAAATGATGCCCAGCGTGCCGACAGCCGCCGCCAAAACTGTATATGGATTAATTAATCCGAGTACATAAGACCCCAAAGCTTTAGCCGCATTACCAACGCCACCGAACATATCCTTGAGCTGTCCACCTTGTTGTAGCAAGACAGTAAGCGGAGCTTGCCCACCTTGAATACTTGTCACAATATCGGTAAATTGTGCAGGGACTCCACGCATAGCAGCCGCTGTTTGTGCAGCCGATACGCCTACCTTTGATTGCTGCTTTTCAAGCTCTTTGAGTTGGTCAATGTAAGGCTTTAACGCGCTTCCGTTGATCCCTTTTTGATTGACTAAGCTCTCATAGTATTTACTACCGTTCTTAGTCCCTGCTTCCATTTGAGCGGTTGTTTTCTTGATAGAGTCGATAATTGCTTGAGTCGATTTATCAAACTTTGCCGATGTGCTTTCAGACTCTCTTCCAAGACCGCCTAATGACTCTTTCGCCTTGTCGCTGGACTTCTTGACCGAATCACCAAGTTTATTCGCCGATTCGGTCGTCTTATCCTGCGCACGAGTGCCCTTCTCAAGTCCGCTGGTATCGTATTCAATGCCGATGGTGGTAATGTCAACAGTACCCATGCGCTACTTCCTTTTCTCAAACGATACTTGATCGAGTTTTCTGATTAAATCTAACTGCCAAACTTCTACTTCTATTCTGCGATTGCGGAAAAACCAGCCTATTTCTACCTCGGATAATGGCTGTCTTTCCATACCATTCTGCCGAAATGAATCTAACTGAATAAACCACTCCCAAACATCGCCAACTAATATCGGGAACTCTGTCGGGTTTGCTAAATCCTTTGGTGCTTTTCCTGTTTGCTTCTCAATTACTTTTAGCGTATCGCGCAAGCTCACACCATCCTCACCGACCACGCTCAACATAAATTCATGCCGAGCGTAGTCGATTAGATCATCACTCGCGCTTAGGTAAAATTTCCAATCGTTTCAGAAT